TCAAGCGCTACACGATCGAGCAGTTCATGGCGACGACCTCCGTGACCGGCGCCTCGTTCAGCAAGGACGAGCGGCAGATCCTGTTCAGCAGTAACGCGTCCGGCATCTTCAATGCATACACGCTGCCGGTGGGCGGCGGCACGCCGCGCGCGCTGACCACGTCCACCGGCGATTCGACCTACGCGGTGGGCTACTTCTACAACGACGACCGTATCCTGTTTACGCGCGACACCGGGGGCGACGAGCAGAATCACCTGTACGTGCTCGAACCGGGCGGCAAGGAGCGCGACCTGACACCCGGCAAACTGAAGGCCTCGTTCGCCGGCTGGAAGCCCGATGGCAGCGGCTTCTACGTCGCCACCAATGAGCGCGATCCGAAATTCTTCGACATCTACCTGTACGACGCGGGCAGCTATGACCGCACGATGGTGTACCAGAACGACAGCGGTATGAACGTCTCGGACATCAGCCGCGACGGCAACTGGCTCGCGTTCGACAAGTCCAGCACCACGTCCGACAGCGACGTCTACGTGTATCACCTGCCCACGCGCACGATGAAGCACATCACGCCGCACACCGCGCCGGCCAGCCACTCGGCGGCGACGTTCGATCCGCAATCCAAACGCCTGCTGTTCACCACCAATGCCGGCGGCGAGTTCACGCGCATCGCCGCATACGATCTGGCCAGCGGCGCGACAAGCGATGTCGAGAAAGCCGACTGGGACCTGCTCGACACCAGTTATTCGCGCAATGGCGCGAACCGGGTCAGCATCGTCAACCGCGACGGCAGCATCGACGTGCGCGTGTTCGACGCCGCCGGCAAGCCGGTCACGCTGCCAAAACTGCCGGGCGGCGAGATGCGCCAGGTGACGTTTTCGGCCAGTGGCCGCCTGATGGCGTTCTATCTGAATGGCGACCGCTCGCCGAACAACCTGTACGTGCACGATTTTGGCAGCAAGAAGACCACGCAGCTCACACGCAGCCTGAACCCGGCCATCGATCCGAATGACCTGGTGGAAGCCGAAGTCGTGCGCTTCAAGTCGTTCGACGGCACGGTGATCCCGTCGATTTACTACAAGCCGAAAGGCGCAGCGCCAAATGCCAAGGTGCCGGCGGTGGTGTACGTGCACGGTGGGCCGGGCGGACAAACGATGCGCGGCTACAGCGCGCAGATCCAGTACCTGGTCAATCACGGGTACGCGGTCCTGGGCATCAACAACCGGGGCAGCTCGGGCTATGGCAAGACGTTCTTCCGCGCGGACGATCGCAAGCACGGCATGGAGCCGCTGTGGGATTGCATCGAAGCGAAAACCTGGCTGGCGAGCCAGTCGTACATCGATCCCGAGCGCATCGGCATCATGGGCGGCAGCTACGGCGGCTACATGACGCTGGCGGCGCTGGCGTTCCGGCCCGAGGCATTCAAGGTCGGCATCGACATCTTTGGCGTGAGTAACTGGGTGCGCACGCTCGAGAGCATTCCGCCGTATTGGGAAGCGCAGCGCAAGGCGCTGTATGACGAGATCGGCGACCCGGTCAAGGACAAGGAATTTTTAGTCGAGACGTCGCCGCTGTTCCACGCGCACCGCATCATCAAGCCGCTGATGGTGATCCAGGGCGCGAACGATCCGCGTGTGATCCGGCCCGAGAGCGACGAGATCGTGGAAGCGGTCCGCAAGAACAAGGTCGACGTCGAGTACGTCGTGTTCGACGACGAAGGCCATGGTTTCTCGAAGAAGAAAAACCAGACCGAAGCGAGCGCGAAGATCCTGGCGTTTCTGGACAAGCACCTGAAACGCCAGGCCGTGAATTAACAGCGTGAATTAACAGCGTCGATCAACGGCGATAGGGATTGTCGGGCCGGCTGTCGTGGCGGTTGCGCACGCCGTCGCCGTCGCGGTCGCGGTCATGACGGTTGCGGATGCCGTCATTGTCGCGATCGCGGTCACGGTAGTTCGGTACGCCGTCGCGGTCGAAGTCGGGGCCGCGCCCGCGGCCATTACCGTGGTGGCGATCACGGTCGCGGTGGTGGTCCCGGTAGCCGCGGTCGCGGTCATAGCCGTCAGGGCCGCGCACATACACGGGCTGCGGGCCGTAGTGGTGGCCCGGGCCGCGGTTCCAGCGCGACGGTTCCATCACCCAGCGGTTGCCGCGATGGTGCCAGCTCGGCGGCGCGTACACATAACCTGGCCGCGCAACGACGTAGTGGCCGGGCACCCAGTCATGGCGATGGCCGCGCCATTCCCAGTAGCCGGGCGCCCAGACGTGGCCGCGACGCGGACCGGGGATGCGCTCGTAGATGGGGGCGGGCGGGGCGTTGCTGATCACGACCGAGACATGCGGCTGGGCCTGTGCAGACAGCGGGATGGTGGCAGCCGCGCCAATGGCGATCAGAGCTGCAAGAATAAGGGGGGATTTCATGGTCGTCTCCAGATCCGTAAGCGGATAAGCGGAATATAGCAATCCGGGATCGGTGACGCGAAGCTTGAAGCAAGTTATTACATCTGAAACATGTTTCTCAACGGTGCAAACCCCTTAAGTATCAAGCACTTGGTCAACCGATTAGCCCATTTCCAGACCCACAATTTGGGACTTTTTTAAACAAATAATCAAGGACTTACACCGTTGTTTCTGTAATCCTGACGGCGAGCAAGGAGCTTGCTGCATATGACTTTATGTCATACAATGAATCTTCAATAATTTAGGAGGACAACATGACTTTCCCAAAAACCGACTGGGGCGACTGGAAGACCGACGGCCTTGACCAAGACCAAGTACACGAATTTTTCCAGCGGCGAAAATCTTTGGATTGGGTGGACGTAGAAAACGATGCGGAACTGATAGTAAAAGATATTGCTGGCACGCACATCCCGGACTTGTACGGGAACGTTATTTCGGGAGTTGCGGCGCAGTCTTCGCACGGCGCATTTGCTCTTGTCGGCGCGATGCTAGGGCTAGACCCAAAGGCAATAGAATATGTTGTCGAACCATGGAAAAACAGGCGAGAGGCGCCCAACCCCATCACATTCGAAGAATTTCTTGAACTCTACCGCCAAGCTGTGCAGCACAGGCTCGACATCAAGTATGGCTTTAAGCGGGTGAACAGTGCCACCTAAGATTTCGGCCGAGATGAAAAAAGCGCTCCAGCTTGTGAAGACCGGAGCGACTGGCCGGGACGCAGCACGCAAGGCTGGTGTGCGCGAGGAGTCGCTGTACCGCAACCCGGAATACAAGGCCTGGAAAGCTGCCCAAGCTGAAGCACCTCCCACCTAAACACTCTCCAGCGGCTCCCCCATCAGCCGCTCCATCATCGCCTCGACAGCTGGCGAATCGCACGGCTCGCCCGCGATGACCACCAGTTGCGGCAGCCGGTCCTTGTGCTCCTGGTGAACGGTCAGGACGTGGCCACCGCCGCTGGGCGTGATGGAATGGATTTCGAAGTTCATCGCTGCTGGAGATATCGACTTGCGCCAAAAGCGCGAACGGCTGCCCACATCGACCGGCGCCGCCACGCCGGCACGCCGCAGGCCTCCAGCGCCTCGAGGTAGAGGTCGTCGGCCACGTCGCGCGGCACGAAGCCTGTTTCATACGCGAAGTCGTGCACCACCGCCGCCTCGTCGCCGATGCCGCCGAACAACCAATACGTGAAGGGTGCCCGTGGTACCGAGGCAAAATCAGTAACGTAACCCTCAGGCACGATGACCAGGCGGTCGAGCAGGTTCGATGAGAACGCCAGAGGTGCGAGCAGGATCCGGTCGCACGTCAGCAGGTCGACGCGCTCCGTGCGTAGGGTGGACAGGAAGCGCGGGCTATTTGCGGACATCGCGCACCTCATCGCCGGTGTAGGTGCCGGTGCATTGCATGGCCAGGTTCGAGCAGCCGGGCAGGGCCAGCAGCAGGGCGAGCAGCAGGATGCGTTTCATGGCGTGCCTTTCATGAACAGTTGGAATTCAGCCGCGCGCCGGCGCACTAGGCCGGGCAGGCGCTTACCGCCGCCATTCACCCACAGGGGGAGCTGGCAGGCGGCCTTCTTGTACTCGCGCTTGTTGAGCAGGATCAGCATCGTGGACTCAGCGAGCCGGCGCGTTCCCAGGTTGTAGGTGAACGAGCACAGGGCATCGAACTGGCCCTGGTCGAGCGGAACAGTCACCAGCGTGCGCACGGCGCGCGCGGCCGGCTCGACGTCTTCGATGCACCAGGCCTCGGCCTGTTCAGCGGTGCAGGTGTCGCCCATCTTCACGCCGCGAGTGCGGCCGTAACCGATGGTCGGGATGCCAGCCGGGCAGATGTAGGCCTTTAGCCGCAGGCCCTCAAATTCTTTGATCAGCGCGAAGCACTGTTCGGACGGTTTCATGATCAGCCTTTCATGTGGGAAAAGACCCAGGTGGCGGCGCTGCCGATCGTGCCGGCGGCGCCTCCGATGAGCATCAACGTGCGCCAGCCGCCTCGCGCTTCTGCGAGTTGGGCCAGCACCTGGTCGAGCTTTGCGGACTGCGATGCGTTGGTGTTGCGGAGGTCAGCGACTGCGACCTTGAGGTGAGCGACTTCAACGGTGATTGCCGCGAGTTGTACTGCGTTGGCTTGCGCCGTCATGCTGGCTTCCATAGGAGCCTTTCGGAAATAAAAAAACCCGCCGAGTTGCCTGGGCGGGTTGGGTGGGGAGAGCGAAATTTATGCGGGCTTCACGCGGTGCCTTGCTACGCTGAGTTGGTTATCAACCCAGATGTTCAGCCGCTCGTTTGCCGCTGCAATGATGCGCGGCAGCAGGTCGATCGGCAAAAGTCCTGGCTCCCGGACCAGAGCGGGAATTCCTTGCGCTGGCACGGAGTGATACGTGAATGCGTCCTTGCAGGTCGCGATCCGACCGGATTCTACTTCCACCAGCCAGCGGCCATCTGGCAGGACTTGGGCTGGCCGCTTCACTTCATCCTCCACCAACTCCCATTCGGCGGCGTGTCGCGTTACGATCGACAGCGCCTCGGTGATCTGCTCCTGCGGAATCTGGCGGTAACCAACCTTGAAGTGTGACTTCAACTTCGACCAGCCTTTGACCATGAACGCGCCTTGCTGCTTCTTCGGCAAGCGCGCGCAGTGCAAGGTCATCGTCTCACGCAGGAGGTCGGCTTGCTCAATAGTCAGAACGTCGTTCGCCCCGCGCTTGAATGCAAACTCGCGGTCGAGAATGTCCAGCACCCACACGCGGAATTCTTTGGCAACCTGTGTGCGGGCGAACATCGCCAGCAGGTGCGCGCCACGCAACGAGAAGATGCGAATGTTCTGTTTCCCACTCGATGTCGCCATTTCGATCAGCGACGTCATGCCGGACGTGAATTCATCTGCATGTCGCTGGTAAAGTTTCTGAACTTGTCGAATAGCATTTGCAGGGGGTGGACCACTTTGGTCACCCCCCTCTAGCAAGGGGGTACCACTTTGGGGTGTACCTCTGCGATAGAGAACGGTGGCAATATCGGCCATCGTCAGCCACGGCTGGCCCTTTTGATCGATCACATCAAAAGTCTTGGATTGGAACGTCAGAGCAGTGGTGTTAGAATTCACGTGATTTCTCCTAGAGGGGGATGTCAAATCGGTGCCCCGACTGTTAGCGCAGTCGGGGCATTTTTTTGTTCAGACTTGATACTTTCTTCGAGCCTGACCAGCAGCTCACTGTTCAGGCTTCGCTTATTCGCGTCCGCCCGCTTCATGAGTTCATGTTTTAGGTCATTGGCCATCCGCAACCCGAATGGGGCAATTTGATGCATTTTCATGAGCTTCTCCTTTCGTGATTACACGCTGTAATCATTACACGGTGTAGCTATCTGGTCAACAGGTTTTTGACTACACTGTGCAGCTATGTCTATTTCATTCCATACGCGACTCCCCACGTCGCACATCGCGCCCTTCGGCCTGCGAATGCAGGCAAGTCTCAAGGAGCGGCTGGAGTTGGCCGCGAAGGCGGCTGGGCGGTCGCTGAATGCCGAGATCGTCGCGCGCCTGGAAGCTTCTTTCGATGTCGCGGCTGGCGGCACAGTTGAAGCCCTCGGGGAATCCTTCGCCGACATCTTGACGAAGGCCACCCAAACCCCGCAGTTCGCGGCGGCGATCTTGCAGCTTCGCGAGGAAGCGCTGCGGATCGCGCCCGAACTCGCTGATGTCGATTACGCCGACGGAAAACCGGTCAAGAAAAAATGAGCGCCTACCTCACGTACAAGCTTTGGAAGGCGCTCATCCTCTTGGGCCTAGCCTTTGTCGGTGGCCTGATTTACGGCTGGATCAATTGGAAGACCCCAGAACAGGGGCAGCCCGATACGCCCCCGAACCCAGCAGATCGAGAGCAGCCTTAGCCCGGATTTGCTGCAGCGTCAGCGGGCGCGGCGGTGGAACTGGAGGCAACAGTGATGGGTCGAGCATGATGTCGACCAGATTGTTCCTGATCTTGTCGTCTGCCCCGCTGTAAATCAGCTTGCCGGCCTGACCAATTGCGGTCCCGATCTTCCCGTTGATCACCTCGCCGGTCTTCCCTGGCATCAGTGCCGACAACACATTGTTGATGCTGAGGTTCTGGAACGTGTTCGCCCCCGCTGATTTCCCTAAGCCCAAGCTGCTTTGTCGCATCAGGTCATCATGGATGGCCTTCATCATCTTTAACTGCTCGCCAGTGATAGCTTTCGCCGCCTTTACCCCAGGCTCGCGCCGCGTTCGCTCGACACCCTCGATTGCATTCTTCACCTTTGACAGCGTCATGTTCCCGCGCGCGTCTGTCAGTCGCAGATCCTGCAGCGCCTCCATAGCGTTGATGGGTTGGCTCATTTCGGCAAACGTGTCGCGGGCATTCCCGTAGAGCGGCGACACCTGCGCCAGTTCGTCGGCCAGCTTGTCGCGCATGTCCATGATGGCGCGCGTTTCGTTGCGCCCCATCGTGCTTGTCGCACCAGGGTTCAAGGCGTCATCGAGCGCGAGCTTGATGTAGTGCAGGCCCTGGAGCGATTGCAGCGGGTCGGCCAGTTCAACGCCGTTGTTCGCTGCCAGGCGCTGCGCCGCGCCGGCGGCCTGCTTGAACATCGGGCGCTGGATCAGTTCCCGCAGGCCAGGCGTGGCCAGGTCTTCCGGCGCGCCGGACAGGCCGACGCCCGAGAACGGTGCGCGCATTTGCTGCGACTCGCGCGCCATGCCTTGCCGCATGCTGTCGGCATCGAAGGCGCGCCCATACAGCGCCTTGGCCGTGCTGTCACGCGCAGCCTTGGTCGACTCGATCGCCGCACGGTCGCCGGCGATGCCATCGAAAGCCGCCTCGCGCGCTGATGCGTTCATCGCCTCCCGCTCCACGAATGCATTGGGGCGCAGGTCACGGGTCACTCGCTGCAATCCCGCGATGCCCGCGTTGCCTGTTGCCTCTGCCAGGGTCGGGCGTGAGCCGGGCACAAGCTCGGTGAGGTCAGGGGTCATCGGGCCGCCTTCGCCGAACTCTCGGATCATCTTCGCGGCCAGGTCCTTCTGGCCAGAGGTGGTGAGCGGCTGAACAGCGGCGCGTGCAGTTCTACTGATCTTCACGCCAGCCTTGCCGAGAGCGCCCATACCAGGCGGCAGCAGGGCGCCGATTGCCGCGCCAGTCCCGGCCTCATCCGGGTTGACCAGGCCAGCCGACACGCCGCCCGTGATGCCGCCACCGGCCATGCGCAGCGCCGTCGCCGCGCCGCGCGGCAATGCCTCGGCGCCGACGCGGAAGCCGCCGGACGACAGCGAGTTGGCCAGTGCAGCCGAAACCGGCGCGGACACGCCGACGCGGGCCAGTGCAGGCGCCGCAGCGCGCGCGCCAGCGCCCAGCACCCCGCCCACGGGAAGCGTGGCCAGAATGTTGCCGCCCACCCGCCCGACTTGAAAAGCGGTTGAGTCCTTGTTTTCCTCGGTGATGGCGTCGAAGTCGGCGTTCATGGTGCGGGCCATCTGCGAGATGTCCGGGACGCGCTTGCGGTGCTCGGCTGGCAGGGCGCCACGAACTGCATCCGTGACTTTCCCCGGCAGGTAGGACGCTGCATTGATGGCGAACTTACCAACGTCCGACCATCCCATCCCAGCGCCCTCGACTGCGCTGCGCGCCGCGCTTTTCTGTTGGCGCACGGGCTTGACCGGTTCGTCGTATTGGTCGAAAGGATTGGCGCCCGCCGTCGTGCCAGGCGCGTCGTACTGATCAAATGGATTGCTCATTATTTCCCCAAAACAAACGCTGCGGCGCCTTCGCCAAACTTGGCATCAAACTCGGCCCGAAGGGCAGGCTTCATCTTCAAATGCGCAGCGGCCCTCGGCGGAATTGCCGAATAGTCTGCCTTCGGCTTTGGAGCCTCTGGCGTGCGATAGCCCTGCTCACGCGAGTACGTTTCGCGAATATCTTGCTGGATCGCGCTGTACTCTTCCTTGAACAGCCCGAGCTTTTTCTTCACCGTTTCCACGTCGTCAGTCGCAGCAGGAATGAAAGGCTTGAGGCGTGGCGTCTCGGATGCCGTGACAGCCGCGCCAGACCGATCGTGAATCTTGAGTGAACCAATGTCGGCGACAAGCGCGCGGGCCGGCACGCCCTCTGGGTCCGTCCGCTGCCGGATGGTGTCCCCCAGATAGTTGCTGACGCCCAGCGCATCTGGATATTTGCCAACCGCTTTCAGCGCATCCTCGACTTTCCGCAGTGCGGCATCGTTTTCGAAGAGCGTTTTGCGTACGGTCCCTGGTACGTCGCGCAGCTTGGGGCCGACGACTTGGCCATCCGGGCCGACGACGGGCATGCCGGCGCCAGTGCGGGTGTTGACCACCAGCGGGCCAGAATCGGACTGTACAACCGTGCTGCGCCCCTGAACCGCACGCTCCCGCTCAATGCCCAGCCGCTCTTTCGAGACCTTGAGGTTTGCGTATCCGAGCGCGTTTGATGCTACTGCGTCAGGCGACATAGTGTGCTGGAAGGTTTTGCCGGCCTGGACTTCGTACGGGTTGTATGCCTCGGTGCGACCGCCGAACTGGGCCAGTTTTATCTCGTCGCGTGGCTTCATCCCTTGCAAGCGCTTGATCTCGCCATTCTTCCCAACCAGATACTGGAATACCTGCCCGTTTTCGTCGAGTGCCGTCTGCGGCTTCGTGTCGAACTCAGGCGCCGACTTCGCATACTTGCGCTTGATATCCAGTGCCTTAAGTGGGTTGTACGCCATCATCGCGTTGGTGTATCCCTCAACGTCAAACTCGGGTGCCATTTCTGAGATGCGCTCGGCGTTCGCCGCAGTCGGGCCGCCGGGCAGGGCGGCCGCCTGCTGGCCCGGGCTTTTCATGTAGTCCTTCGCCATGCCTGCAAACAGAATTTCTTCTTCGCGCGCCCGCTGCTGCGCCGCGAGATCGCTCTCGGCTCCCTTGATCTGCAAACCCCGCATCTGACTGATCTGCTGCTGCTGCTGGGCCTGTTGCGTCACTTCCTGGCCGGCGGACAAGCTGCGCCCGAGGCTTTGGTACAGGCCGCGTGGCTGCAGCGAGGGACCGGAATCCTGCATGAGCTGCGAATAGGCTGCCATCAGGCCTTGTTGCTCCGGGTTGCCGTTGAAAAGGCCGTCGAATAGTCCTGCCATGTTGCCCCCTTAAGTGATCGAGTTTTTGCCGAAGATGCCGCCGCCGCCCATGAAGTCGAAGATGCTGCCCATCTTCTCCCCGGAGAACTGCGTGCTGTTGCCGCCGCCGAACATGCCGCCGAGTTGCGCTCCCATCAAGCCACCACCGAGGCCTGCAGCAACTGGGTTGTTGTACAGCGGCTGCGTGCTACTCGATGAGCTGTTTGCGCCCAGGTACGGCGCCAGCAGAGAGTTTACGCCCTGTGCCTGCTGCAGCTTCCAGTTGTCGTTCGCGTTGACCTGGTTCGACGCCTGTCCGGAAAGGCCCGCCAGCATCCCGGCACCTCCAAGCAGCTGCCCGTTGTTCTGCGCGTTGGTCGAGAGCTGCGATTGCTGATTAGCCAGCCCGGTTTGTTGCGCGAGGCCGGCATTGAACTGGCCGTTGTTTTGCCCGAGGCTGGCGTTGAATTGCCCGGTTTGCTGAGCCAAGCCTGCATTGAATTGTCCGGTCTGCTGGGCCAAGTTGGCATTGGTCAGGCCTGTTTGCTGTGCCAGGCCTGCATTGAACTGGTTATTGCTCTGGCCCAGGCTGGCATTGAACTGTCCGTTTTGCTGCGCCATGCCGGCGTTGGTCTTCGATGCGTCGAACAGGTTGCCCACGTTGGCCATTTCAGCTTGCTGCTGGTTGGCCGCGTTCTGCTGCGCCACGCCGTACTGCTGCGCGCCCAGGCCCTGCGTCGCGGCTAGCTGGCGATCTCGGTCGGTGTTGTACGCGCCAGCCTGCGCCGCGACAGCCGCATCGGTGTTGTTCTGGCCGAACTGTGAAGCCGCGCGCGACAGGTTGGTGTTCATGCTGTCGATGGCCTTGCCCTCGGCGATGCCCTGGCGCGAGCCGCCGAACTGGCCGGACAGCACCGAGTTGCCGCGAATGCTGCCCAGCACGTCCTGCGTCGCGGACTTGGCGTCGGTAACCATGCTGCCAAACGCATTCTGCGACTGGTTGATGCCTTTCTGCACCGCGCCCGTCAGGTACGGGTTGGCGCCCGGCGCGCCGTTGATCAGGCTGTCATACGAGCCGGACAGGTTCATGCCGTTCTGCGATGGCGCCTGCACCTGCGCGCCAACTGCATACGCTGGCAAGCTGGCCATGGCGGCGCCGGCCTGCGACCCTGCCGCCTGCGGTGCTGCGCCCATCTGCGCGCCAGCAGCCTGTGCGGCTTGCGTCATGGGCGCTCCAGCAGCCTGTGCCGACTGCGACATGGGCGCTTGGTTACCCTGCATGGCTTGCATCGCGGCATTACGCACAGCGTTCATGTCGCCGGCACCGTTGGCGTTCAGGTAGTTAGCGTTCGCGTTGGCGAAGCCAGTTGCTGCCGCCGAGCGCGGGTCATTCATCAGGCCCTGGTACTGCGACAGCAGGCCGGTTTGCCCGCCGCCACCGAACAGCATCTGCTCCATGCGCGGGTCCATCTTCTGTTGCTGCGTGGTCGTGCTCGATTTCGGCTGGCCGCTGCTGCTGACCATGCCTCCGAGCGCGCCACCGATGGCGCCGCCAACTGGGCCGCCCAGGAACGTGCCGGCGATAGGTGCGGCGATGCCGACGAGGTCTTTCAAAAAGCCCATGATGTTGTCCTTTGGATAGTGTGTTTGGTCGGGGTCAGCCGAGGAAGTGCCAGGTGCCGGCGCCGAAGCGGTAAAGGCCCGCGCCGCTGCCGGGGTTCCAGCTCGTGCCGTCGGCATTGCGATACATGCCCTCGCGCGGCTTGAGCGGCGCCGCGTAAACGACCGGCGCAAAGCCCTCGGCCACGGCGTCGATCGCCGCTTTCAGCTTCGGAAGTTCCTCCCGCAGGAATCGCTGCAGCTGCGCGGGGTCGGCCGGCGGATCGGCCGGCTGGTAGCTGGTCATGTTGCTGTTGGTCGGTCGCATCAATATTCCCCAGCGTCATCAACAAGCATGGCAAACCCGTCCAGTTTCCAGCTAAACGCGGTGCCAGTCTCGAACCGGATGGCCAGGTAGCGGCCGGAAATGAACCGGTCCAACTTCACCGTGCTGCCTATCGTGTATGTCATCGGCGCGGCCCAGGTCGGCTCGTCGTCGGGTCCCTCGGCTGAGCCCAGGCGCACGATCACGGTCCCGCCGCGGTTGCCGGTGATGCGCGGCCGCACGCCGGAAATGATCTTGATGCGCTCGGGCGCGTCGAACGCCAGGCCGCGCCGCTCCAGGTAGGCATCCGGCAGCTTGCCGTCGAAGCTGCTCGATGCGTCCAGCAGGAACAGCTTCGTGTCGGCGCTGCCCATCATCACGCGCGCGGTGTCTGGCGTGTAGTCCGGCCCGTTCCAGGCGGTCAGGTCGGTATCCCACGGCGCATCGTCCTGGTTCCAGTTGCCGGCCAGCGAGTTGTCCACCGGGCCGTAGGCTGCGTACGTCACGTTCGGCAGGCTGCGGAAGCTGACCGTGCCGTCGACATAGTTGTAGACCAGCGCCGTTTCGCACCAGACCGCGCCGATCGACGGGTAGCAGACGAAAATCTCGTTTAGGAACGGGTTCTTGAAGACAAACACCTTGGCCTTGTTGGCCACGTCGATGCTCTGGAAGAAGAAGCGCCGCGCCTTCTTGTCGAGCACAGAGCGGGCCGAGAACCCATCGTGAATCACGATGTCGCTGCCGGTCACCGCGAAATGCATGTTCTGCATCCCGGTGTCGAAGTCGACAGCGCAATTCATGTTCAGCAGGCCGCTCATACCGGACACCTTGCGCGATTTGAGGATGAACGCGCCGCCGATGTAATCCAGCGCCCAAGTGCTCGACTCCTTGTAGATGATGAACGAGTCTTTCAGGCCCAGGCCGTCGATGATCGGGTCTTGGCCCTCTGCCAGGTCGAACTGGCCGGCGTCCTGCACCTGGTTCGTCTCGTCCCACGTCGTCGGCAGGCTGCCCGGGTCCGCGAGGTTCGACCACTTCACCAGGAACGGGTTGGGCACACCGGAGCGCACCACGTTCAGCGCGATCATCAGGTTCTTGTACTGGCGCAGCACCTTGCACGACGTGTTGCTCGGCCAGGCTGGCAGGTCAACGAACTTGTGCGTCAGGTTCGTGTCCCAGTACATCGGCGCCTTGCCGTCGCCAGCGTTGAGCACTGGGATGCCGCCGAACACGAAGCCGGACCAGGCGTTGACCTGGCCGATCCGCGCGGTGGCGTGCGTGATGTCGGTGTGCACCGACGCGCCCGAGGCGTTCGACACGGCGTATTGCTTGCCGGCCGAGGTGTACAGCCAGTACCGCAGGCCGGCCACGTTCGCCTGCAGCAGGTACTGCGGTGGCTCGGGTGGCGTCAGGTACACCTGGCCATGCCCGAGGAACTGCAGCGCGGCGCCGTCGAGGAAGCGGATATTGCGAGCGTCGGACCACGCACCCGGCGGCAGTTCTGCCGGCGAGATGTCGCGCACCACGCCGAGCGCGCCGGCCTGGTCAAACTTGATCGATTGTGGCATGAGGCCTCACACGTAATAGCTGATGGTTACCGAGCCGCCGGTTGGCACCGCGATGTTGTAGCTCGCACCGGGCGTCACGGCCACGTTGGTGAACACGGTCGGCGTCTGCGCCACGTTGCCGGTGCTGCCGGGGAAGGTCTTGCCGACGCCAGTTGCGGAAGCGCCGGTTGTCGGTGGCGAGGTGTAGTCGTAGCTGGTGTCCACGAAGTTGTCGTAACACGCCTGCGTCGACGAATATTCCGACGTCGGCCCGGTCGACACCGGCGCGTCGCAGTATGCGAATACTGGGTTCACGCCGCTCGTTTCGCGCGCGAGCTGCTGGAAGTCCACTACCGTAACGCCGTCGCTCTTGCGCACGCCGTAGTAGGTGATGTCCCGTTTGTACTGCCGCACCCGGCTCGTGCTGCCGTTGACGCCGCGCGAGCCGTACCCGCTCATGCTGACTGCGTTCACGCTCGCCGGCACCACCAGCACGCCGTTGGCCGTGAAAGGCACCGACACCAGCTGCGGGCGCCGGCCAGCGAGCAGGGCGAACATCCACGCTTTCATGCTGCCTTCCCGTACACGGTGCCGTCACCGTACGAGAACAGCACCACGCGCCCGCGCCCGGCAGCCGGCAGGGTGATACCCGAGGCGCCGAAGTTGGTCGTCTCGGTGCCGTCGCTCTTGATCCACGTGATGCCCGTCGTGGTCAGCGCGATCGTGCCGTAGTTGGTCAGTTCGAGCAGCACGCCGGCCAGGCGGCCAGCAGGGAAGCCGGTTGCGGTCAGCGTGTGTGCGCCGGTGGCGCGCGCCTTCTGGCCATCGCCCTTCGTGTAATCGATCACCAGCGTGCCAGTGGCCACGTCGCCGTTGTTGAAGACCGGGTCGCCGCGCCCGTCCAGGCTCACCCAGGCGCCGACGCTGCCAGTCGAGGCGAACACCTTGCCAGCGTTCAGCGGGTCGGCCACGCCCGGCACCGTGCCGGAGATCACCAGCTGGTCGACATAGTTCTGCGTCACGTTGTCGAGGCGGAAGCGCGTGCCGTCGTAGAACGCGGTGTAGAAGCGGCCAGCGGTGATGTCGCCGGCCACCAGCGGCACGCCAGCGACGCTCACGATTTCCTTGGCGCCCAGGCCCGAGATATTGAGCGTGGTCGCGCCCGTGTTCGAAGCGGTCGGCACGAATACGGCCAGCATCTTGGCGTTGTATGCGGTCAGCGGCTGCGCGGGCGTCAGCGTGTACGCGTTAACCGCGCCACCGTCGGTGCCGGTGACCAGGATCGCGCCCAGGAAACCCGCGAAGCTCTGGCGCAGGCCCTTCTTGATGTTGCGCAGCTCGTCATCGCCTTCGCTCTTGGGAGCGGCGCCGGTGGGCGTCAGCGGGTTCAGGTCGCCAACGTATGCGACAGTTTCAACAGCCATGGTGTGTCCTTATTGGGTCAGGTTGGGGCGCGCAGGGCCATCGTGCCGACGCTTTCCCAGTCGTCGTTGTCGAGCGCGGCAATGGCGACGGCGTATTTCGCCTCCCACGCCTGCAGGTTCGGCAGGTCGCGGATGTGTGTCAGCGCCTCGCACATGGTTGCGGCAAGGTACGCTTCGGGGTGCTGCTCGATCAGCCAGTTCGTGCCAGCGGAGTCAGCCAGCGCCGGCACGGTCGAGCGCACCATTGCTGACAGCGTGACCGCCTCGCCCGGCTTCGGCCCGACGTACAGCGAATTGCCGATCTGCGTGTAGTGCACCGGCATCCCGCCAGCAGTACCGCACGCGTACTCGGTGTTGAACTGCGCCGGGCTGAGGTAGCCGAGCGGCCCGCCGCCCGACACCGCCAGCGTCTTGATCGACAGGATCGACAGCGGCAGGGTGATCGACTGGCCGCCTTCCGGCACGGTCAGCGTGGCTACAGCCTCCTGCAACTGCGCGCGCAGGTCGCCGTTGATGCGGTTCTCGGCGAGCATGACGAAATCCGCCATGAACTCGCCCAGGTCGGTTCGGTGAAGCCAGCGCGGCACCGCCGAGAGCAGCCAGTCGTAATCGCGGCTCGCGTTGGTGCCAATTGAGGTGACGATGATGGTCATATTTATGCCGGCTCGAAGATTTGGTAGGCGAAGGTGGATGCGTCGCTTGCGCTGCCGCTGGTGACAGTGAAGCTGGTCCCCGGCACGCGCGCGGTCACGCGCAGGTAGCCAGGCGTCCCGCCATCGAACTGCGAGGTCAGGAAGATCCGGCTGTTTGCTGTCACCGACGTGTTGGCCACGACGACCGTACCGCCCGAAAGCGTCGCGGTGCCTTGCTTGGCGTTCGAACCTTCTTTGACGCGCAGGCCAGAGCCGAGGCGCATCACCAGCGCGTTACCGCTCGTGTCGATCTGCCAGCTATCGAGCATTGCGTCAGCCGTGCGCGTGCGCACCGTGTACGAACTGGCGATCAGGTTCGAGTTCGACGGGGTCATGACAAATTCGCCGATGACCTTGAGGCCGTTTGCGGTGTCGCGGCCACGGGCCTGCGTTGTGACGGTCTTGGTGGTGACGCTCGCGGTGCTGGAGTTCTCCATCACCAGCGCAGCGAACCCGCCTGACTGGTCAGCCTTCACCGTTGCGCCGGTGCCGAAGACTTGGCCCGCCGCATCGACGCTGAACAGCGTGTCGGTGTTGGCAGCATTGACCGCGCGGTAGAGGAACCCGGCAGGCGAGGTATCGGTAGTGCGCTGCACCACGATCGAATCGGCACCGTTTGCCAGTTGGCGACCGCTCAGGATCGTATTGACGAACCCGGCCACGTCACCGACCACGAAGGCCCGCACCAGCCCATCGGTGCGCACGCGGATGGCGTCGATCGAGTGGTTGATGTCGATGCCGCGCGCCCAGCGCGAAATGCCGGTACGGATGATTTCGAGCGCCATGTCCGGGTTTTCAGGCCCAGCGCCATTCAGGGAAATGCCCTTGACCAGTGCGGCCGTCGAGAAGCAGTCGACGTCGATTTCGAGGCACTGGTACGTGCCTGCCGCGCCAGCATTGGCCCGAATCAGCGGGTTGAGCGTCCATACGTTCGACGCCGGGTTGGTACTGGAACCGCTCGCGCCGAAAAATGCCGCCACGCTCTGCCCGACATAATCGGCAGGCTGGATCATTTCGACATTCCACGCTGCGATGCCACCGCCGGTGGGCGATGCTTCGCGCGACTGGGAGCGGATATACGGGCCGACGGCGATCTGCGCCGGGTTGGTCGCCATGCGCGGGAAGGTGGCGGCGCCAGCGCCAGTGAACACGCTGCCGGTGCCGATGTCCCACTCGATGCTTTTCGTCCCGACGCTCGGTGCTACCGAGATCAGGTAGGCGCCGTCGGGAACGTCGATGTATCCACCGTTCGCAGGCAGCGAATTGACCGCTTTCTGGAATGCGTCGGCATCATCGGCCACGCCATTGCCGACAGCGCCGAAGTCCTTCACGCTGACCGTCTCGCGCAGCTTGTTCTCGACCGTGCGGCCCTGCGCACCGTCGCCGTCAGCCTGGAAGCCAAAGCGGCTTGCGGCGCTTGGCAATGCGGCCTGCGCCTGCGTCAGCGGCTGCGCATCATCAGGGTCATAAAGGTCGATCGGGCGCTCGTACGTCTGGATTTGCGGACCGGAGAATGTCAGCACGTAGTCGCCATTTGCCGCATAGAACCCGAAGCGCCCGTTGGCATCCGTGGTCATCGGGTTGCCCTGGGTCGTCGCACCGTTGTCGCTATAGATCGTCGCCAGCAGGCCCAGCGCCGTCTTGACGGTCACGGACACGCCCAGCAGGGGCTGCAGCGAGCCATTCACGCGCGAGGCGAGGTTTTCTTCGAAGTTCTGCATCTGGTTGTCCTTAGACTGAGGCTTTGTCGATGACGAAATAGGCGTGGTCAGGGTCGGCGAGGAAGCGGGTGAACAGCCGCTCGTCCTGCATCACGTCCTGGAAGCACTTGCCGAAGCGGCGCGCCCAGGCGTCGATGACCGTGACCGGGATCGATGCCACGTGGCGGTCGCCCATGCCAGTGCGCGTGCGGCCGGCGTTGTGCAGCGCCTTGGCGCGCTCCAGCTCTCGCGTAACGTTGGCAACGGTTTCGATCGCCTGCTTGCCGTCCTGCTCGTCGTGCAGGAACGTGGTCGTCGCGCCGTTGATGGAGAGAATTCGTTTAGCCATGAAAAAAGCCGCCCAGGTTTCCCCAGGCGGCTCCGTTGGTACTGCGGTGGATGGATTACGACAGGTCGCGGATCGCGGCGCTGGCGGCCTCGTTCTTGCTCTTGAGGGTCCATTCCGTGTTGATCATGCGCTTCTTGCTGTCGCCGGTTTCGGCCAGGTCCTTGCCCTTCATCGAGCGCAGGGTCATCAGCGACCACATCGTCGGGTCAAGCAGGAAGATGTCGCGAGTGCGCTGGTAGCGGCTGTTGATGATCGAGTAGCGGCCGAAGTCACCGACGTACACCTCGACAGTCGCATTCAGCGTCTTGTCTTCGGTCTTGTCGAACTTGGTGGCGCCGCCGGTGAAGGCCGACACCGCGCCGCGCTGCGCCGATGGTACGAACAGCATGGTTGGGTCGCCGCCCTGGTCCCAGGCCGATTTCGCCACATCCTTGAGCATCTGCTCGGTCAGCGCGCGCAGGGTGCCATCGGTCGGCGCCGTGTTCGTGATCGGGTTCGGAGCGACGCCGGTAGCGCCCAGGCTGTTGTTGGTCTGCAGCCAGCCAGCGACACCACGCGCTTGACCGGCAACCCCGGCTGCGGAGGCAATAGCGGTGGTGTTTTGCAGTGCGGCGTATTCCTGATCGCGCTTCAGCTCGAGCATCTTCTTCGCGTCCTGCATTGCGATTTCCGACTTGCGACCAGCCTTCGACACTGCTTCCTGCGAACCGGTGACCGCGTAGGTCTTCTCCGAGATCTGCATGCGGTTGCCGACGCGCACAGTCGGAGTGATCGCCGAGAATACTGCCTCGTTGCCTTGCTCGACCTTGTTGTTGAACGGCGCGGCCAGGACGTCGGTCTGCCATTCCTCGTACTGGGCCGAGGCCTTTTCCTTGCCGATCGACGACAGGAACGGGGTTTCCTCCGGGCTGATGTTGTAAATCTGGTCCGCGAGAGATTCGCGCAGGCCGACGGCGCCGAAGGTGGCGAGTGCGTTTACGAGTTGTGCCATGGTGTATTTCCTTACAGGGTATGTTGAAGAAGCGCAGCAAAGGTGCTGAGCGATTTGTTTTTGTCGAATGCTTTGGCCTGCTGCTCGACACCGGTCGGCGCCGCCGTCGTGGACGACTTCACCGGCTTGATCGGAGTGGCCTTGACCTTGTTGACCGCGCCGGGAGCCTTGGACTGCAATTCCTTGTGCTTCATCGCGTCGTGCACCAGGCGGACGAAGCGGGGATCGCTGATCGCCTGCAGCTCTTGCTGCGTGAAGCCGTAGCCTTGGGCGGTCGTGCTGATCTTGTTGACCATTTCCGGGTTGAAACCGGGGATCGAGGTCTGCAGGTCAGCGAACATGCGCTGCTGGGCCTGCTGCAGTTGCGCCTGCTGTTCCGCCTGGCGTTGCTGGTCGAGCTGCTGCACGCGGGCGGTCACGCCGGTACGGCTCTCTTTCAGCGAATTCAGGTGGTTCATCGCGTCGAAGTAGCTGACCGGGTCGCCGTGCTTGTCCATCATCGGGATGGCTTGCTCGAGCGCTGCGATCTGCGAGTTCGTTGCGTGCAGCACGCCCAGGTCTTGCGCGTACGTCTGCGCTGCCTGGAACTGCTGTTGGATGTGCTGGACGGTCTGCTCACGCTCCTGGGCGAACGTCTGCGTCTTGTGGCGGTAGTCCTGATCGCGCATGTAGCCTTGCTTCAGCTCTGCGACGGGGACCTCGAATTTCTCACCGCCCGCGGTTTCCCAGGACACCACCTTGTCGTCCAGCGATTCCGGGGCTGCCGGTTGATCGCCTTCACCCTCGACAGGGTCGGCCTGCTCTCCCTCCTGCTCGGCTTGTGCATCAGGTTCGTCGCTTTGCGCCTCCGCTTCCGGTTGGGCGTTTTCGTCGGCCTGCTGCTCTGGCTCATCGGCTGCCTCGAGGGCCGCCGCGAACTGGTCGAGACTGGTGATGCTTTCGGTTTCTGTTGCCATTGCAAATCCTCTTTGAAGAATGTGACTCCCAAACAAAAAGCCCGCATATAGCGGGCCTCGGGTTGGTCTTTTTTCAGTTCGTGCTCAGGGGCGCACGACCGGCCCTGTTATCAGTGCGTGCTCCCGTCGCTGTACGTGGCCTGCAGGTCGCCGGCTGCGATCGGGAAGCCCGAGTACACGCCGACATGCAGGCGCGGCGTGGCGTCCGGGTAGCTGATTGCGGTCACGACCTGGCCGATGTCTTGTGATGCACGCTCGTGCACAGCGATGAAGTCGTCGAGGTCAGGAAGTGCCACCGGTTCAGGTTCAGGTTCCACGGCAACGATCTCGACCGGAGGCGGCTCAGGCTGCGGCTCAGGCAACAGCACGTCTTCTGGCGGTTCCTCGGGCACGTTTTCTGGCGCCTCGGTTTCCGGGGCGTCGATCGCTGGTTCCTGCGGCTCAGGCTCGGCCGGCGGCAGCGGGGCAGGCGTTTCGGCCACCAGATCAGCCACCGGGGTGTCCGGCAAAGTGGCTGCCGGTGCTACTGCGGGCTTGCTTACTGCTGTTCGTGCTTGGCGTTTAGCCATAGATACGCTCCTTTATGCGGTCTGCGAATGATTTACGCTCTTCCTCGGCGCGCAGCTGGGAAGCAGCCAGCACGCCCTCGTTCAGCACGATCTCGAAGATGGACTCGAAGCGGCGCTTGGCATGCAACAGCCGGTGCAGGTACTCGCGCCCCTCGACATCGCGCTCTGGCATGGCCTTCCACGCCTCCGTGATGCCATCCTCGATCGTCTTGAGCGCCTCGACAACCAGCGGGTCGGTGATGATCCGCTTGGCCGCCTCGGCGCGGCTGTTCGCTGCGTACTGCTCGTCATTCATACTGCGCTCCTGGTTGTGGCTGCGGCTGCTGCGGCATCGCCGGCTGCTGGCGGTTCTGCGCTTCGAAGTCCTTGCGGTTCTGCTCACGCTGGGCCACGGCCTCTTTCAAGGCCAGCTCGCCCTGCTTGATCTGCAGCTCGACGCCCTTGATTTGCAGGTTGATCTCGGCCATTTCCTTCTCGGCCGCGACCTTCTCGCGCTGGCCCTGTAGCTTGATCTTCTCGACCTCGATCTGCGCATCGGCCAGGATCTGCTCAGGCAGCGGCGGCGGTGGCGCAGGCGGTGGCGCCTGAACCTTGGCCGGGTCGTTGAAGAACTTGTCCAGCCCCTTGATGTTCATCGCCTTGAGCAGCGCGCTGTAGGCGTTGTACATCTTGCTAGGGTCCAGCATAGTCGAGCCAGCCTGCATCATCTGCTTCTGCTCGTTGATGACCATCTGCAGATTCATGATCGTCTCGGACTTATCACCGGTGCCCAGGCCCACGTTGACCGTTGCGTCCATCTCGTCCGACCACGCGCGCGGGTCGATCGGCACCCACTCGTTGCGCAGGCGGATGGTCGTCTCGCGGTCCTGATGCTTGCACACCAGCTTGAGCAGCAGCTTGAACAGGTCCTTGACGCCCGTTTCAGCCATGATGCGCGCCATCATCTGCATGCGCTGCTGGCTGGCCGTCATGATCTTGGTCACGCCCGTGGCCGTCTTGTTCAGCGTGTCCGCCTCGAGGCCCTGGTTGTAGCGCGTGATGCCCGTCCGGATCTCGCGGCGCGTGTCCATGAACTCGATGCCCTGCAGCGCCTCGCTCGCGACAAGGTTGGTAACGAGCGGCGAGATTGCGTTCATCATCGGTCCGTCGCCACGTACCAGGCCACCGATACGGTTGTCCAGCAGGTCGCCCAAGTTGACCTTGGTCTGCATGTTCACGTATGTACGCGGGTTGTTCGCCAGGTACAGTGAGTCGAAGTACTGACGTTGCAGCGCGGTGCTCGTGTCTTGGATCGAAGCGGTAACGTCGGCCAAAGACAACCCGTGCACGCGGTGCGGGATCGGGATCGGCGTGATGACACAGTAATCGTGCCCGTCCGCTTCCTCGTTCTTGAGCGTCATGTTGGCGCCGCGCAGGACGTAGCGCCATTCCGCGATGCCGTCGCCACCGTCGCACTGGATGAAGCCCTCGAACAGCGTGACTTCCTCCATCGCCTTGTCGAAGGTTTGGTCGTCGGTCAGCGACTCGGTTTCGTCGTCTGCCAGCGATTTCATCGACTCGGCTCCGTCGATGTGCGCGTTCATATCGTAGCTCTGGACCGCGAAAGCCTTGGCCTTCGGGATGCCCATCTCGACCAGATCGGAGCGGCGCATCGTGGCGTAGTTGCCCACCAGAGGCGAATCGTAGATCGAACAGGCCCGACGCGACACGAGGAACGTCTCAGGCCGCACATTGCGAGTCTGAATCTGCCCCTTCTTGCGCGTGATCTTGAGCTTGACGTCGTACAGCATGCGCGGCGGCTGAGCGAGTTGCTGCTGCGCCTGTGCCGCTGCTTCCGGCGCCATGGCCATCAGACCGGCGGCCATCTGCTCGCGCTGCATTGCATCCTGCTCGTCCGGATACTCCTGATGCTCGAGCACCTCGATGTTTTCCTGCTGCAGCATCTGTGTCAGCTGCATTTCGTCCAGGCCGGTGTATTCCTCGGTCGTCACCTTGTCCGAGTCGTTCCAGAAGGCGCGCACCACGCCAACCTTAGCCAGCAGCGCGTCTTTGAACCACGTGTTGAACAGCAGGAACCCGTTGTTCTGCTTCTTGATGATGTGGTTGATGTAGTCGGTTGCCTGCTGGGCGAATTGCTCGTCTTCGACGCCCACCGGCTCGAACTCTCCGATGTTGTCGCCCGACAGGAACACGTCGAGCAGCGCAGGCAAGGCGCCTTCGATTGTCTCGAACACGTCCCGGCTCACGATCTGCGAGCGCCCCTCGACTTCCTTGCCGTCCGGCAGGCCCAAGTAATAGGCATAGTTGCGCTCACGATCCGGGTTGATGGCGTGGTTCTGCCAGGTGGTGGCCTGCTCGATCTCGTGGTCGAGCAGCTTGTCGAACGTTTCAGCGGAGGGTTTTGCCATTGCGTGATTCCTGGTTAATTCGCGCCGATAGAGGTCAGGTACGCGGACACTGCGCTACTGAGCGCCGCCTCTTGTGCCGCGGTGCGCCCCGATCCGGCAATAAACATGCCGTACTGTCGCAGGGTGCCGTTCACGCCTGACGTGTTGTTGCCGGAATTGCGGTTGCCGAGGAAAATCGAATTGCTAGACTCGCCAACGTCGGTGTTGACCGTGTCGGTCGTGTGCACCTGCGCTCCCTTGTTGTACAGCGCGCACGCGCCCACCGATTTACGGCTCACACTCCACAGCCCCGACACGTCAGCGATGCCCGTATAGATGTTGTCGGCGCTCGTGTTCGAGTTGTTCAGGCGGAAGTTCGAGGTCGACGGACTTTTAGCCCCGGTCACGATCACGCTTCGGCCAGTGGTTGTCGAGTTGAAGCCCAGGTCGACGCCGCTCGTGTCGATGTTGCCGCGCACGTAGTAGGCATAGCTGGTGTTGCCCGGCTCCAGCTTCGAGTCACCCGTCACAGGATTGACGCCCGTATTGATGAAACTCGCGGTGCTGGTGCCAGTGAAGCCCTGGTCTGCGGTGAACGTCATGCCCGAGTTGACAGCGGTGACAGCACCGCTTTTCGCATCGACACGCGCCGCTTGCTCGGTCGGTGACGCGTAAATCTGCATCGTTGCGATACCAGACCACAGGCCGTTGCTGATCAGCGTGTCGAAGAACGACGACAGCTTGGTCAGGCGGTCAGTGGTAGGCGCCACAGTCATGCGCGACGCGTACAGCTTGGCCGCTTCGGCGCCGGACATGCCTTCTTCGTACATCAGGTCGCCATGGATCACCACGCCGTTCGGACCATAGTGCACGCTGTCCGAGCCGTCGATCGTGACCGAGTCGGCGCTGAACCAGCGGCAATACGCCTTCGTCTCGCCGACCGTCTGCTGTGCGGCGCGCACCGGGGCAGGGTTCGCCCAAGTTCCAGTCTGGATGCGCGAAATGATGAACGGCGTTGTGCTGTTGATCACACCAGCGCTGCGCACGGAGTCGATGAACGCCGACAGGTTCGTGCCATACGCATTGGCAACGGCCAGCGTCGAGCCAGCGTCGTTCTCGCCCTGCGTCCAGTTCATGCCGCGAATGTTGACGGTCTTGCCGGCGGCGGTCAGATTAGCCTTGGCATCAGCAGCCCATGCGACCAGCTCGTCAAACAGGTCATCGCGCAAGGCAGGGTCCCAGCAGCCACGATCGGTGGTGCGTGCAGCCTGTGATAGCGACGTGGTGCTGTGGCCCTTCTTGATCATGTACAGCGGCACGCCGGGATTGTCGACCTTCCAGCGGCGCGCGTATTCAGCCTCAGCGCCCACGTAGTTCTGCGACAGGTCAGGGTATTTGCCGCCCTTCAAGTGCGCAGCCGACGTGACTTGCGCCTGATAGGTCAGCCAAGCCTTTCCGAACGGATCCCAGATGAACACGTCGGTCATTGGACCGGTAATGGCAGCAGGCATCGTCTGTGCGGTCGTCGTGCCATTGCTGTTGCATTGCGACTGGCCGGCGAAGATGACCATCTGCGCTGCGGTCGGGGTGACAGGCGTCGCGCCCACAACACCACCGACGCCAGCCTGGACGGTCGTGCAGTCCACGCCGATGTTGTACCCGACGTCAGCCTGTTGCAACTGGTACGAAAGCGTGCTGACCGCGCTGGCCACCGCGCCGCTGATCGCAGTCTTGGTGAACGGCGTCGTCGTCAGCGTGCGCGTGAACTGGATGGTGCCAGTGATGCCAGCCGGGAACGTTGCGGTCAGCGTCTGGCCGACCACGTAGCTGCCCGTGATGGCTGCGACGCCACCGCCGAACGCAGCGACAGGGCGCACGCCGTCAGCGACTTCATACGAGCAATCGACCACCGACGCGTCAATACGCAGCGATCCAGGCGCAAACGGCCCGAACGTGCGCGAGCCGGTCAGCTCTGCCAGCTTGCCGGCAGGTACGTCGAGGCCAGAAACAGCCGTGAGCACAGCAACGCCAGCGGTTGCGACAGTGACGCTATCCCAGTCGGTCAGGGTGAGGGTGACGTTCGCACCAGCGTTGATTTTTGGCATTACACAATTCCCATTGATTTGTAGTTCAGGGGCGCGCCCCAGTCTTCGTTGCTCAGGTTGTCAGCGACCAGTGCCAGGTAGCGGAATGCGTCGGCACCGTGCGAAAACTCGTCGTGCAGCGGCGTCACGCCTTGCCCGGTCTTGCTGTTGATGTTCCATCGGTAGCGCTTCAAGCACTCGACCAGACGTGCAGCGCGCTCCTTGTGGAAGTAGATGCGCGGGAATACCTCGCGCGCCCGATCGATGCCGCTATTGACTGCGATGTTCGGCACGGCAGTCACGCTCCAGCCCAGGCCGGAAAGCACAGCAGCGTCGTCCTTGCCGGTCTGGTGACGCTTGTGGAAGCCGTCGTGCGGCAGGTAGATGCTGCCCCAGTTCATCGGCTGATCGTCCAGGCGCAACGCGCGCAGCTCGGCGCTGTAGTCGGCCAGGATGCGCTGCGTTCCCTCGATGTAGTGGATGACGCGAATCTCGGAGGCAACCTTCTGCACCAGGATCAGCGTCATGCTGTCGGCCATGCCCAGGTCGAACACCACGTGCGTCTTGAGCGAGCCATCGTGCGGCACCTCGCGGATGCGGCCGGCGTTGACCGTGGCCGACATCGCCTCGAAGTAGATCGCACCCTCGATGGCCGGCTTGCACTGGCCTTCCCACACGTGCTTGTAGTCTTCTGGTCGCATAGTCGCCTCGGCGTGCAGTCGTTCCTGCTCGAGCACAGCGGGGAACCAGGGATTGTCGCTGTAGTTCATGAGCACCGACACGCAGTCGGGCGGCGGGTTGAGCACAAAGCGTTCGTGCGTCGAATCGCTCTCAAGCTCCGGGTTGTACGTCACCCATATCTCGGACCCAGCCTTGCGGATCGTCGGCGTGAGCGTCTTCCAGCTCTTTTCCGAGATCGTCTGCGCTTCCTCGCACCAGCAGATGTCCACGCCCTCGAACGACTTGAGCGTGGTTGCGGTGACGTCGGACAGGCCAGAGAAGTGGATTGCTGACCCGTGCGGGCCTTGAATCTCCGTTTGCAGGATGCGGAACAGATGCGACAGGCCCATCGATGCGATCTGGTCGGACAGCAGCTGGTGCACAGACTGCTGGATCGACTTCTGCACCTCACGGGTACACAGCACGCGCGTCTCTTGCTGCACACAGCGCAACAGGATCGCCCGGGCGAAGCTCCAGGACTTGCCAGAGCCACGCCCACCGCGCGCCACCTTGTATCGAGCCGGCTTGAACAGGAACGCCAGCTTGCGCGGGAATCGCGCAGTCAGGTCAGTCGAAGCAGACATTGATCGTCAGCGGCGCGCCACCGGCGCCGGTCAGTTCGTTGGTGATCTTGTCGCCGTACTTCTTCGGCTGCATCTTCGACAGCATCCACTTGCGAGTGTCGACGCGCAGCTTCGAGCGGCTGATCCATTCGGAGTTGGCGCGGTCGCCGTTCTCGCCCTGGATCGTGTCGAACCCGCTCTCGTCGGCGATGTCGAGCATGTCTTCGAACATGGCCTCGGCTCGGGTCTCGCACGCACGTGCGTATTGCTCCGAGAAGGCGGGCTGCTCGCTCAACCACTTGAACACTGTCGAGGCGGCCGGCTGGTCAGGCATGCGGCAGACGGCACGAAGGCTTGCCCCCTCTGCGATCAGGTCACAGATGCGATCGGCCGCCTCTTGCGTGAACGTGGTCACACGTAGGGGTGGGGCAGGCGACACGGCCTCAGCCGGCGCCGCCGTCTTGCGGCTCTTGGCTGGTTTGGTATCGCTCATGGTCAGGCCTCGGCACTCCAGTAAAAGCTCAGCGCCCCGCCCAGCGGGATGTTGAGAAAGGTGATCGTGATGTTCGTTGCGTCAGTGGTCACGAATGACGTGGCCGCGCTCAGTGCGTTGCGTGCCTGAACAGTGACGTTGGCCGGGACAGCGCCGAGCCCGTGCGGGAATGCGATGCTGCTGATCAGCCCATTGGCTGTGGCGTTGGCCGTACCGCGCGCGCGAGCAAGCAGGGGAGCGATTGCTGTTTCCATCATTGTTCCCCTATGCCGTAGTACAGGACGTTCAGCTTGGCGCCGGAAACTTGCTCGATGACCTTCAGGTTCGGGTGCGCTTTCCCCCATCCTGTGTATCGAAGCTCCGACCCGACAGTGAGCGGATAGCCGATTGCTGCCGTGGGCAACACGCCGTCATCGCGCCAGCGCACTGGCTGGCCTTCCGCCTGCACGAGGATGAGCTTTGTGCCTGGCGGGATGGTGAGCCCAACTGCGGCCGACAGGTTCGTGATCTGCTGGTAGCCGAGCGGGCGCTCGTATATCTGGAATAGCTGCATAGCGTTTAGTCATGGACGTGGCCCGACCGCTGCGATGCGCGTGAGCTCGAGTTGTATCAGCACCATGATCCAGCGGCGTTCATCGGCGATCTGGGTCTGGATTGGCATGGTGCTCGGGAATAAAAAAAGCCCAGCGTGAGCCGGGCGAAACGTCGATCGATCAACCGACGGAGGAGAAAGGGAGGGTGGAAAGCGCCTCGGTGTGCCGCACATGGCGGACGAAGGGGTGAGAGGGCTTCCACCACACGTTGACGCGCTGCCTCTCAAGTCCCATGCGGGTACGGCGAGACAACGAACGTCAACGTGTGGTGATTCGTTTCGTGAATCATTCGGGCCATTAACGGGTCGTCACCTGTACCTGTCCACCTGAGATCGGCCGGCTTTCACCGGGGCTGCGTGCGTTACGCGCCGCCAATGCCTTCGCGCTTGTAGAAGCGACGAACAGCAGCGGCGAGGCCTTCTTTGCCTGCCGCGCGGCGTTTTGCTTGGATGCGATCTGCTTGTTCTTGGCTCTTGACCATGTGATCTCCGGTAGGTTGCCGCCGATGAAAGCGCCCACCAGATGTGAAAAAGCCCCGCTCATTGGCGAGGCTTTCTGCTTCCGTACTGACGTGCGAAATCCCTGGTGGAATCGCTCGTCAAATTTCTAGACGGAATTAAGTTGTAGCTTGGAATGCTACTGATAAGTTTTCCAACAGTCAATTCATTTTGCGCTCAATTAATCGGGTGTTGCTTTCCGATCTCATACCTCCGCCAATGCCTTGTCCAGCGCATCGATGCGGGCCTGAATCTCACCCATGCGGTCCTTGTTGTACGTGAACTCGGCTTGCGCATACGCGACTTGATCCATTGCTTTCGCTACTTGCAGAGCGTAGCGGATCACTTCGACTGATTCTTCGCTGATCTGGATGCTCATGACTTCTTCCCCTGGTTATCGAGTTGTGATTCTACCGCCCCCTGCGCCTGCCGGAACATATCGACGAACAGCGTGGCCGGGCGGTGCGCGATGCTCATCTTGCGGCAGACGACTTCGGGCTGAGCCTGGCGGATGTAGCACCACCACAGGAGCATGCGGTGCTGGGTGGTCAGGTGGCGCATGGCCTGCTCCAGGCGAAGCGCGTCGTGCTCGTCGATGTCGCGGCGCTCGCCGGTGCGTTCCTCGATGATGCCGGCCTCACGCTTAGCGCGGTCGATCATGCGCGCGGTCGGGCTGCTCTCGATGTCGCGCTCGCGCTCGGTGGCCCATCGGCTCCAGTTCTCCAAGCGGGCGCCGATCTCCCGGCGATCCGGCTGGTTGGCTGCTGGCTGCGTGCCGACAATGGCCAGGTGCGGAACCGGCAAGTCGCTACCCCGGCGCGCGGGGTCGTCCGACCGGCGCCAGGTGCGTGCTGCGATCTGGCGGCGCTCCGTCATGGCTGCGCTCCATGCAGCGCCCAGATCCAGGGATCGCGGGGCAGGCGCTTCTCAGGCAAAGACCATATCGCGCCGCCTCGGCCAGTCGGTGTGATGGTGCCGTCGAACTTGCTCTCGACCTTGCCGGCGACGCGCATGGCGTTGAGCACGCGGTACAGCACGCCAGGATCCGTGTTCAGCGCCGCCACCATGTGCTTGGTCGACATGCTGCCGTTCGCCAGCAGCACTGGGATGCGCTCGCGCAGGTCGCCGGCGCGGTCCCGCTGGGTTTGGCGGCATTCTTTCGGTTTACGGGTACTCATGATGGCTCCTTGTTCGACTGGTGTTGGCACCCGGCGCATCCCGGGTCTGCTGCGTGCTGTTTCGTGTATTGGCAGGCGGTGGTCATCACGTGGTGAATGGGCTTCCAAATTGGGAGGCGGTCGATGTTTCCCCAATTTAGGGGCCGATGCTCGAAGCCCTCCTGCGCCCAGTGCGTTATTGCGCCGGCTGTCGGGCGCGGCTGGTTGTGGCATCCGTAGCTCATGCGCGCTGCTCCTGCATGGCGAACAGGGCGCCGAACGGGCTGGCCACTGGCAACGGGGCCGGCTGGGTGCCGCGTCCCTTCTTCCGCCAGTACACGCGCATCAGTTCGGCAGGCGTCTTCGGCGCTGGCTTGGGTACGCTCACTCCCTTGCCGAAGCGCCAGATGGGCCAGCGGTGGCCGTTCTCGCCGGGTTCGCGCCAGCCGCACACATGGGCCTGGTTGCGGCCTCGCAGGTAGTTCATGTACGGCGGGATCGAGCGCGCGTCGGCCAGGAAGACACGCTTCTGCAGCTGCTTTTGGTCCAGGTCGCGCTCGAGCAGGGCGTCGAGGATGCACGCCAGGCGGTGAGCGCTGCGGGAGTCGGTAGGTTTCACGATGCATCCTTTTTCAGTTGTGCTGCGCGCTTGCGGTATGTGTCGCGGATCTCGCGCAGGTCGTCTTTCGTGTATTCGCGGCTGGCCTGGTCGGACTCCAGCGCTTCCAGTGCGGCGGTGCCGATTCGCGCCTCGACGCCAGCGCGGTGGGCGGCGCGCGTGGTGCCGCCCGGGCGGTTGCAGCCCTTGCATTGCTTGTGCACGTTGCGCCGATCGAAGCGGAGGTGACAGGCCGAGCCGCGCGACAGGTAGTGGCCGGCATCCCACACGCCGCCGGTGAGGCCGCGCGCTGGCGGGTTGGTGGCGCCGCAGCTGATGCACGGCAGGTCGGCGTCTTCAAGGCGAACTACGAGGTTGAATGCCTGTTGCGCTTCGGCGATCAGTTCGTTGCGGTTCTTCATGGCCTCGAGCTTGGCCTTGTCCTGCGCGCGCTCGGCTCGCTGCTTCTTCGCCTTCATCTTGGCCAGCCTGTCCGATGCAATCCAGACGGCGCATTCGTCGCTGCACCAAGTCTTGAACGAATGACGCGGGTCGACCTCGTATGCTTGGCGGCAGCTGCGGTTCTGGCACTTACGCTTCTTCGGCTTGCCGACTGCCGGCGCGGCCTGGCGCGGGAGCGGCGCCTTGCGGGTGATGGCGGTCCTGATCATGACAGCCCCCACATCGCCAGCAGCGCCAGGATCAGCAGGAGCAGGATGGCGGACGGCCACAGGCTCTCGGCCGGCGGGCTGTCGAACACCTCTGGCCACTTCACACGGCCGAGCATGAAGCAGACGTTGCCCTCTTCGTCGAGCGAGGTTTCCGGATAGACCATGTGGCCGCCGTGCACCTCGCGCTCATAGACTGCTGGGTTGCCCTGCTTGTCGTAGACGAGCTGGCCGGATTTGAAAGTTGGCGCGGTCATGATTTCTCCGTTTCGTTGGTCTTGTCCTGCTGCTGCGCCACATACCGCGCACGCGGCGCCCGGTCGCGCGCTTCCTTGAACAGCACGCCGATCTGGCCGTGCCAGGGGGTTACGCGCTCCCAGGCGGTGCACCAGCCGTGGCCGGCGGGAAGGTTGGGGCGGTTGAGGGTGTAGCGCTCGCACATGGCGCATGGGTCGTGAGCGAAGGTCATGGATTGACCTTCCCGGCTTCGATCATTTGATCGGCGTAGTACCACCTCCAGGCGAAGAATTTCCGCTCGCGACACGCATTGCGCCACACCTCCTGCGCTTGCTTTGCCTCTTCCCGTCGACGCACCAGCTGAGAAACGAAACGATCGGGGCAGCTATCGTGGCAAATGAAGTTTTTAAGCAAGTCATGCTGTTCAACAGTGAAATTGGAGGGTGTCGCCGGCATAAGTGGGCGGTTGCTAGGCGGCTCGTACTTGAACCAGTCAGGAGCGTCCGGGGCGTGAGCCGCAAAATATTCTCTTTCATTCATGCTTGCTCTCCCATCGCCTGCTTGGCGAACTGCACCTGAATCGGCAGCAGCGTCTTGTCGCCGCGCGCCACGCGTTCGAGGATTGCGTGGGCCCAGCGCTTCGCATCGCGGCCGGCGCCATCCTTGACGATCGTTGCGGCGCCTAGTTCGCGCAGGCGCTTTGCCGCTTCCTCACGGCTCATCTGCGTCTTGCTTGGCGCGGCCAGGGCGATCATCGGCTGCGGGATTTCGGCCCATTCGCCGGCTTCGATCTGCGCGTTAAGTGCCGATTCCCAGCGGGTTTTGATCTGGCTGTACGTCTGGCTTCCCAGGTCAAACGACAACGGCATGGCTGCCCAGTACACGGCAGGGTGGGACCACTTGCCGTACTCGCCAGCAGCACGTGCCTGCACGCCGGCCAGGGCCTCGTAGTACGCCTTCATCGGGTCGAGCGATGAGCGGCACAGCTTCTTGAACTCCGGCAGGGTTGGCGGCCACTCGCGAGTTTCAAGCGCCTTGAGGCCGCGCGTGATCTCGATTGGCAGGTAGCCGGCCAGCTCCTGCGCCCAGTGGCCTACCAGCTCGTCGGTGCTGGTGGCGCCCCACTGGTCCGTGAACTTCTTGCCGTAGCTGAGCAGCATCTTGTGCAGCAGCTTTTCAACCCAGCTCGTGGGCAGGGGCGTCGTTGAGGTCGATGATGGTGCGGTTGTCAGGTTCATGGATTCGGTTCTTTCCGGTGAGGCGATCTGCCCAGTCTTTGGCTTTGTCGTTGGCGGTTTGGTAGCCAGGCGAGGCACGTGGTGGGGTTGCTGATCGAGGCGTCAGCCAGTCAGCGTTGAATCCAGCCCATCCGCGACCACAGCACAGAACCAGTGCAGCAGGCAGGGTCATGCCCGCTTTCTCGACTTCGGCAATGGTCTGGTCGAGCGCAGTTCGGGTCAGCGGCAGCTTCTTGCCCTTGCGGATCGACATCCAGTCTTCGGCGACCTGCTGCTCGACACCCAAGGCCACCAGGTCGGGAACCCCGAGACCAGGACGCGACTTGCTCGCGGCCTTTTGACGGTTACCTGATGATTCAATTGATGGTTCATTGATGGTTATGGGTGCGAAATCTGCGGGGGTGGGGTGCGAAATCTGCGGGGGTGGGGGTGCAGATTCTGCGGGGGTGGGGTGCAGATTCTGCGGGGGTGCGAAATCTGCGGGGGTGCAGAATTTGCGGGGGTTGATGTGGTAAACGGTGCTGCGACCGGTGCGCATTTCGCGCGTGACGATCTGGCTGGCTTCCATGTCGGAAATGTGCTGCTGAACCGTGCGTGCGCCCATGCTGCATTTCGCTGCGAGCATGGTGACGGATGGGTAGCATTCGCCTTGGTCGTTGGCGTTGTCGCAGAGAGCCAGCAGGACCATTTTCTGGCCCGCTGGCAGGCTTGATTTCCAAGCGAGGGTCATGAGTGCAATACTCATGGCTGACCACTGACCTTGCGATACTTCTCGACGGCTTCCGCCAGTTCGTCGCCACTCTTGTTGAGACGACCGATCTCGCGTGGCTTCTGGTCCATCCGTGCTGATTGAACAGCGCGGCGCTGATCGGCCCAGCTACACGCCTTGACGATAAGCTTTGATGCGGCTTGATTTTCGGGTGATAATGTGGACATCAATTTTCCTTTCATGGCCCGGCTTCCGACCGGGCTATTTTTTTGCCTGTCTTCCGGCTGCGAAGACGAAAGCCACAATCAAAGGTGCCTCCGTGCGTTCATCGGGCGGCCAACTGGCCCACGAGCGGCCCCTGTACGCACTGGATGACGCGGCCTAACATGCGCAGTGACTTCACGCATGAGCAGCTGGTGGGCGTGTGTCGCGCTCGGTAGGCCCTTGGCGGCTGAACACTTGGCAAACATGTCCTTCTGCTTCTGGGTCGCTCGAATGCGGATGATCTGATCGCGCGGGCCGTCGTCCAGGTTGGCCAGTGCTGCTTCGATCAAAGTTGCGCTTGGGTTTTTCATTTACTTTTCCTTGGTGATGCGGATTACGAGGGATTTGCTCTGGTGTTGCGGGTGTTGGATTACTGCGGCTGTTCGCCGAACACAGTTGGGTTCAGCTCATAGCGGGTGACTTGGCCATCCAGCAGGGACTCGACTTCACGGCAGCGTTCGCCTGGGACCGTCCCTTGCGATGCCCACTTCTGGATGGCCTGTGGGGTCAGCCCAAGAAGATTGCCGAGAGCGGTCTGGCTCCCAGCGAGGCGAATTGCTTTTGCGATTCCGTTTTCCATGGTGTGTGCTCTAGTCGTTGGTTACAACCCTAGGTTACAACAAAGCGCGTCTTATTACAACTTATTTTTGCAGTGCTATCTACAACGGTTACTTGTAAGATGGTCGGATGGAAACTATGGCAAGCAGAATCGAGAAACTTCTCGCAGACAAGAACGGCGGCAACCAGTCAGAAATGGCCCGGTTCATCGGCGTGAGCCCGCAGGCGGTGCAAAAGTGGATCGCTGGCGGATCGGAGCCGCGCGGGCGGAACCTCGACCTCGCGGCCGAGTTCCTGGGCGTGACGCCTGCGCACCTGAAATTCGGGATCGTTATGGATCAGCACCCTGGGGAGTCCAGCTCTATCAACAACGGCCTGATGTCAGTTCGCAGCGTTGATGCCGATGACCCGAGCTTGACGCAGATCATGAAAGTGAAGCTCAAGGTTCAGGCGGGTATTACCGGCTTTCAGGTCGAGCCCGAGGAGAGTGACGGCGAGACGATGGGAGTCCCTACCGAGTGGATTCGTAGCGAGCGTCTTTCGAAGCAGGATTTAAAGGCGATTATCGTTCGCGGTGAGAGCATGGAGCCGGCGCTGTACGACGGAGATGTCATCGTGGTAAACACGGCTGATAAGGCCCTTGTCGACGGCACGGTTTATGCGGTGAACTATGAGGGCGAAGTCGTGGTCAAACGGATGGTGCGCGATGGCGGCATGTGGTGGCTCACCTCAGACAATTCAGACCAGCGGAAGTACCACCGCAAGTCGTGCAAGGGCGCCGAGTGCATTCTGATCGGCAAAGTGGTTCGGAAAGAAAGCACACATATCTAGGAGCGTTTATGAGGCTTGTACTACCTGCCGTGGCAATAGCACTGCTGTCCGGGTGCGCCAACTTTGACAATGAGAAATTTCAGCAGGCCCTGCAGTCAGCATATGCAATGAACCAGGCGCAAAATGCCTGGCAGGCACCGCTGAACGCGCAAAATTACGCGGCCATGCAGGCCCAGCAGGCGCGCATTGATCGAGAGTGGGACTGGGACCAGTTTTACGGCCCGAACAACCAGCTGGTATGGGCCTGTCGCGGAGTTCAGTCTGGACAGTTCGCAGATGCCGCGTATTGCAACTACCTCATGAAGGTTGATTTCCGCTGGCCCGACAAATATCTCTGATCCGCCCCCCCCCGTTTTACAACAGGCCAGATGTAGTGGCCTGATTTTTTTTGCCCGTTGCTACAACTTTTGCTTGCACCCTCCAACTTTATGTTGTAACCTGTGGTTGTAGTTTGTTGAGACGCAAACCTAACCCTGAACACGCAACCGGAGAACACCATGTCCCAGCTCCAACCAATGACGCGCCTGGAAGTCGTCGACATCGAAACGCTGGAGGTCGTGAAGACAGTAGACATGACCACGCGGGACCCGCTGCAGATCCAGAAGATGTCCGACAGCCTTCTGCGCCACATGAACACGTTCCAGTTCTTCGTGCGTGCGACGCCGAGCGCGTCGCCGGTGGCTGTGGCCAATCCCGATATGCGACTTGCTGCGGATTTTATCGACAAGCGCGCCGAGCAGTATTTGCAAGATCACGCTGATAACGATCCCGACACCGGCGCTGTGGTGTTTCATTGTGGCGAAGCGGGGCGCGAGTACCACAGCATTTTGGTCGAGCTGGCTGACGATTTGCGCCAAGCATCCAAGCCGACAGTTTGCGCTACGCCTCCCGCTGGCTGGAATTGCACTCGCGCTGCGGGTCATGAAGGCCCATGCGCCGCTGTACCAGCAGCCACCCCAGGAGCTTGACATGGCCCGCAACGAATCGAAGGACGAGCTGTACGAAGCCGAGCTGGCCAAGCTGATCGATCAGCGCATGACGGCGCGCCGGGCGGCACTGGTGGCGCGTGACGCTGACGTGCTCAAGGAAGTGGCCGACGAGCTGCTCGAGTTCCTGCTGATCGGCAGACAGTTCCGCGAGCTGCTGGCGGTGGTGCCGAACGAGCGCCAGGCGGTGGTCGGCAAGCGCTTCGCCAACCTGATGGAGCAGTACCTGGCCGTCGAGGCGAACACCTGGGCCAAGCGCGAGATCAAGAAGGTTGCGGCGGCGAACCGGGAGCTGTCGATCGTTGACCGTTGCCACCGCTACCTGGATCGGGTGTCGGCATGAACTGCACGAAATGCGATGGCACCGGCAGCCTCTCGAAGGACCTGCACGGCTACATGGACTGCGCGTACTGCGGCGTGGCCGAGGAGCGCGTGCAGGTGAACATCTGGGCTGACCGCGCCACACCGACCGTTGATCAGGTCGACGCCTGGCTTATCTACCAGCATGGCAAGACTGCAGCACTGAACACATAAACCGAAGCCGGCCGCGCCGGCGCAACAGGAGAAGAAGATGAGCAAAAACACAGGCGGTCCGGCGTTTCCAGCAGTCGAAAGGCTGGTCCGGGACATGCGGAATAATTTTGACGCTGACATCTCTGGCGGCATGACGCTGCGCGACTACTTCGCGGCGAAGGCGATGGCGCCTATGGTGCAGAACCGCATGGTTGGCAGTTCGCAATATGGCAACGAGGTAGAGATCGCTGCGCGTGCTTACGAGATCGCCGACGCAATGATCGCGGAGCGTGCCAAATGATCGCCGCCACCCACAAAGCACGCCGCCTGGTGCGCGAGCTGACGAAGCCGCTGCGCCTGGCTGTCATCAATCACCAGTTGGCCCTGAGCGAAGGCAACCTGCTGGCACTGGAAGGCGCGCGCATCGAGACGATCGAAATGCTGCGCGACGAGAATTTCCGCCAGGTCGTGCTGATGCAGCGGCGCCAGGATATTCAGCGGGGGATTCGATGATCCGCCACTTCAAGAACCAGTATCGATTGAGCCTGCGCGCCGGCTTCGGCCCGCGCAAGGCAGCAGCCCGCGCGCTGTCCACCTACCTGTTTGGCTTTTAAACGACGTCGACATAGTCTCGACAGAAAGGTTCCACGTGTCCAGTTCCCTCGTAGTCCAGCAAGCATCGAAGCTCGCCGGCATCTTCAACATCCCCGAGTCGGAAGACTTGATCAACGTCCTCAAGGCGACCGCATTCAAGGGCCAGGTATCGGACGCGCAGATGACCGCGCTGCTGATCGTGGCAAACCAGTACACGCTCAATCCGTGGACGAAAGAAATCTACGCGTTCCCCGACAAGAACAACGGCATCGTCCCCGTGGTCGGTGTCGACGGCTGGTCACGCATCATCAACACGCATGCTCAGTTCGATGGAATGGACTTCCAGCAGGATGACGAGGGCTGCACCTGCATCATCTACCGCAAGGACCGTGGCCACCCGATCAAGGTCACCGAATACCTGAGCGAGTGCAAGCGCGGCACCCAGCCATGGCAGTCGCACCCGAAACGCATGCTGCGCCACAAGGCAATGATCCAGTGTGCACGCCTCGCATTCGGCTATGTCGGCATCTTCGACCAGGACGAGGCCGAGCGCATCGCTGAAGTCGACGTAAATGCACGGCCAGCGCGCCAGAGTGCCGCTGCCGTTGCGGAGCAGGCAATGACGGTCGAATTCACCGAAGCCGACGAGAAGCTTTTGGCCGATCTGGAGGCGATCGCCGACACCGGGTCTGCCGCGCTCGAAGACATCTGGGGCAAGCTGACGAAGGAACAGCGCCGCGCGCTGGCCTCGCACCTGCCAGCGCTGAAGAAGCGCGCCGAAAACGTGCTCGAGGAGGCTGGCCATGCTTGAGCGTCAATCGAACCAAGGCGGCACCGACTGGCTGCGTGAACGTGCCGGCCATGCAACTGCATCCTGCTTTGCCGACATTCTGGCCACCGGCCGCAACGGCCAGCCGCTCAAGGCCCGCGAAGATTACCTGCTTCGCTTGGTGGTCGAGCGCATCACCGGTGAGCCAGTACAGACCCCGAGCAGCTTTGCCATGCAGTGGGGAACCGAAGCTGAGCCGTATGCGCGCGGCGCGTATGAAGAAGAAACCGGCGCCATTGTGCGTGAGGTCGGTTTTGCCAAGCATCCGGCCCACGCCTGGGTTGGCGCATCGTCCGATGGCCTGGTCGGCGCCAATGGTGGCATCGAGATCAAATGCCCCCACAACAGCGCGATCCACCTGCTGACATGGGAAACCGGCATGCCTGAGCATCACACGGCACAGGTTCAGGGGCAGATGTGGATTTTGGGCCTCGAGTGGATCGACTTCTGCAGCTTCGATCCGCGCCTGCACACCGGCGCCGAGCACCTGAAACTGTACCGCGAGCGCATCGCGCGCGACGACGCGTACATCGTGCAGCTAGAAAAGGACGTGCTGGCGTTCCTGGCCCAGGTGCAGGCCAAGGTCGACATGTTCATGGCATTCAAGGAGGCAGCATGAAACGCGCCGTCTATGCATCCGAAGTGGATGCCGAGCTTTCATTCGCGCGCCAGGCTGCAAAGTACTTTGCCAAAGAGCCGAAGTGCTTTACCTACACGGCTGGAGAAATCGAGCCAGGGTGTTTCCTGGCGATCCGCTGGGGCCTGATGGAGGATTGCGTCGTCGTCATCAAGCTGGACGAATCGCACGTTCCGACCAACTACATGGAACTGGTCCGGACGGACGGGGAGGCAGCATGAACGCCGCCAACCACGGCCACCTGTGCGACCTGGCCGACGCAGCAGCCGAAGCGTTGACGGACGTGCAGATCGTTGACGCGCTGGTCGAGGCGTTTGACCTGCCGGCGCTGGCCCTCATCGAGCGGCTGATCTGCATGGATTTCGTGACTGTGCGGCGCGAGGTGGGGCCATGAAAGAGATCGTGCTGACCAAGGCTGCCGGCGGCGTGCTGGTGCCGAGCGACCCGCAGGCCGCCGAGTATATCGCCAAGCTCAAGACCGGCGCCGCGGTGCGCGCCACGGTGAAGCAGCAGCGCAACCCGGCGATGCACCGGAAGTACTTCGCGCTGCTGAACCTAGCGTTCGACCACTGGGAGCCGGTCGCCAACACGTACAAGGGCCAGGTCGTCGGCAAGAACTTCGACCAGTTCCGCAACGATATAGCGTGCCTGGCGGGGTTTTACGAGATGGCCGTAAATCTCCGCGGCGAGACGCGCCTGACGGCGAAGTCGATCAGCTTCGCGAACATGGACCAGACCGAGTTCGACGCGCTGTACAACGCCACGGTGAACACGATCCTGAAACATATTTTGACCAACTACAGCCGCGACGATCTTGACGCCGTCATGGAACAGCTGCTGGGCTTTTTCTAACTACACGAGGGACGATATGAACACCACCACCCAGCAAGACACCCTGGCCGCTGCCAATAAGGCGGCAGAAGAAGGCGGACTGCCAGCGCTAGACGGTTGCAAGTTTTGTCTTGGAGCTAAAGGCGGTATTCCATGTAACGCTAACGTACTTGGCGGGGAAATAATCTGTGATTACTGCACGGCACTTCTGATGAAAGTAAAAGAAGCCGAGAAAAACAATCCTACCTCTTCAATCTTCTCAGCCGACCGCGCATCCCGTCAGGTCGCCAATAAGGCGGAAGTCGAGCCTGTGGCTTATATAAGCGCAGACGGAAAGATGCTTGTTTTTGCGGACGCGATGGACGTACTCAAGTTCAATCGTTCCGGCATGACCGCGCTCTACGCCGCCCCTCCTGCAACTACTGGTGCAAGCACTGCCCCGCGCCCGACTGACGATGAGCTTTGGGACGCGACCTTGCGTGACCGTGACGCCTATCACGAGTGGGCCGACAAGCTGGCCGACGCCATTGCCAAGCACTTCGGCGTAGAAATTGGCGAGCACAGCAATCAGAACCTGCCATGGGCCGAGGCATTGGAAGCCATTGAGAACGCTGAGCAGGTCGGTGCAAGCACTGTACTGACGGATGAGCGGATCGACGCTATGCATACCTTGATTCTTGAGGTTCTGAGCAATCACCGCATGGTTCGCATGTTCGAGGTGGAAGATGGCGGGCTAGGCAATTCGTACCCACTCATTGACCGCTTGTGCCTCGATGACGGCGCAGACGTTGAGAGCGGGCAGGTTGAAGTTGACGCTCTAGCATGGGCCATTGCCGACAAACTGTCTGCGTCCGATAGCGTTGCCCGTGAGGTCGCGGCACAAGCCGGTCAGGTAGCGGCGGCTGGCCTGAGCGAAGAACAGAAGGATCGTATCGCCCGGAACTATTTTTCCGAGCAGTGGGCGGTGCAGCATGCCAAGGACGCGATTCATGATGCTCTCACCGAGGCTAGTGCGGTCGGTGAGGTAGCGGTACCGGAAGGGTTCGTGATCGTTCCAGTAAAACCAACCCCGAAGATGGTCGATTCCACTTTCAACCATGTGCATCTGAGCAGCGAATCGCATAACGCACGAAACAAGCGCATCTACGCCGCCATGATCGCTGCCGCCCCATCGCCAGCAAAGGAATCGAAATGAGCAATCCAAATGCACTAGTCGGACTTCTTCGATCGCACGATGATGAACGCCTGTATCGCGAAGCTGATATTTTGATGTCACTAGCCGCTGATGAAATAGAGCGCTTACAAGAATTGGCTCGCCGCGCCCAGCCAGAGGGCGAATCGCCGCAAGATGTGACGTGCGCTCGGTGCGATGGAGTAGGAGCAGTTTCGTCGGGCGCTCGAACCGTGCTCTGTGATGCTTGCAATGGGGGCGGTGAGCTGCGTCCTGCCGCCACTTTGTCGCCTCTTTGTGGCGCCCAGCAAAACGTCGAGCTTGTCGTCGCCCGCCTTGAGCAGATCGTAGAAGGCTGCGACAACGCGAGCGAGCGGGCCGAAGAAGCGCTTGTTTGCATGCGTGCAGCTCTCGGCGCCCAGCATGCAGAGGACGGCAAAGAAGTGGAGCAAGAACTTCGTAGTCAGATGGCCTTTATAGCAGCCTATGACGCAAATGAGCTGGACGGCGGCGACAGTCAAGAAGGCATGAGAGCAGCAGACCGTTTAGCGTGCATCATCCGGCGTGCACGCAAGACACTTGATGTGTGTGATGCCCTCGCCGCCCAGCAAGCCGCAGCACAGGGTACCGTAACTGATTACGGTACCAGCGCCCCCGGCACACCGGAAGCGCCGCACAAGACTGGCAAGCTGCTCTATTTCGCCTGGAAACAGTCGCAGCCGGACAGCGACGCGTATGCGCCGTGGTATCGACTCGATGACGAGACAAAAGCCGAATGGATCGAGCGCGCCGCCCAGCTCGACGGCGGCCAGGAAGGGAGCGAACGTGGCTAAAGCAAACCCGAAGGCATGGTTCCCTGGTTCTGATGCGCGCATGAGCTACAAATCGGTCGACAAGCACGCGCGCAGCTTGGCTGTTGCTCTGCCAGACTACCGTCCTTATTTCGCTACTTGGAGCGAGGCGCACAAGTGGATGGTGAAGCGCGCCGATCGCCGTTTGAAAAAGGCCCAAGACGAACTAAGAAGTGCCACGAACCACCATGCCAAGGTTAGGGCGATGACCGAACCGAAGCAGGAAGGGAGTGAATCAAATGGCTGATACCCGAATCACCGATGCCGAGATTGCGGGCCACATGGGCTGGCGTGGGCCAGGCGCGTACACCGAGGCGAGCCTGCGCAAGATCAGGGGAATCGTTGACCATGTACTGCGCGCCGAGCGTGCGGCAGCGCTGGAGATGAAGGGCCAGGATCTGATCGACGTGTTCGACCTGACGTGGAGTGCCGCTGTCGAGTCCGCCGCGTTTTATGTCGAGGGGCATTGCGCCGATGGGGAGAGCCATGTCGAGCACATTCTGGAGCTTGTTCCGCCGAAGATCGTGGTGGGCGGCATCACAGTTGCCGAGGTGCGCGCAGGCCGAGCGAAAGCGGATGCAGAGTTGTGGGAAATCGCCATGTCGCACGCGGCGATGTACGTCGAGAACCACTGTCTATACGGGACAGAGCACGCCAGCCAGATCATGGGCATGAAGCGGCCAGAGTTCGGCCCGGCACCCTCACACACCACCAATAAGGAGAAGTGATGCAAAAGCAAACGATCCAGTCGCGGTATATCACGCTCCAAGAGTGGGCCGCGATGATGTTCTCGAAGATCCCGCACCAGAACACGCTGCTGCGCTGGGTGCACGATGGCCACATCTACCCGCAGCCGAAGAAGGTCGGGAAGGCATGGCAGGTAAAGCGCGACGCGCAGTACGTGGAGTGATATGGGGCGGCAGAGATTGGCGAAGAACCGGGCCTTGCCGCCCAATCTGTACGTGAACACTGGGGGATATTACTACTACCGCGACGCGGCGAAGAAGACGCAGAAGGGACTCGGCAAGGACCGGGCCAAAGCGATTCTCGCGGCGAAGCAGGCGAATGCGGCGGCGGCCATGCGCGAGCCGTCATCGCTGGTCGATTGGGTGATGGGCAAGAGCGACTACACGCTGGTCGAGTGGCTGCCCGTCTACCGTGAACTGTGGGACGCGAAGGTGCAACCGACAGCGAACACGCGCTACGGGGCTAACAGCCTGATCCGCAAGATCGCAGCGGCCAACATCGGCCTGATGAAGATGCGGCACATCGAGACGATGCACGTGGCCCAGTTCCTCGACACGTTCGCGAAGGAGAGCGGCGCCGGCCACGCGCGCAACATGCGCTCGAAGCTGGGCGACATTTTCAGGTGGGCAGAAACGCAGGGGGTGATCGATGTCGGCCGAAGCCCGGTAACGGCCACGTTCAACCCGGAGTACAAGGTGAAGCGCGAGCGCATGAGCTTGGAGCAGTTCTGGCTCATTCACGCGCAGGCGTCAGCCTGGGCGAAGAACGCGATGATGCTGGCACTGGTGACTGGCCAGCGGCGCGACGACATCGTGAACATGAAGTTCGCCGACTACCAGGACGGATACCTGCAAGTGGCACAAGGGAAGTCGGGCGGGGAGACGCGGTTGCAGATCGACGGATCGATCAAGCTGGCCAAGGTCGGCGTGTCGGTAGCGGAGGTGATTGCAGGTTGCCGCGACTTGATCGTCACGCGACACTTGGTGCACCACACCGAGCGCGTATCGACGGCCACGCCGGGCGGCAAGGTGGCGGCCAACTCGGTGACGATTGCGTTTGCAAAGGCGCGTGAGCTTGCAGGGATCACGGCATCGGAGAGCCGGACACCACCGACTTTCCACGAGATTCGCAGCTTGTCCGAGCGGCTGTACAGGGATGAGTTCGGTGCAGATTTTGCACAAGCGATCCTAGGCCATCGCAGCGCGCAGATGACGGCGAAGTACGACGATTTGCGGGGCGGCTGGAAGAAGGTCAGCGCGAAGTGATTTCGGAAAGTATTCGATGAATTTCTGTAATCCTGGCAGACCGCCTTTAGGTACGGGCGCGCTTTCGGATGCAGCTATTTACATCTGACACAGATTGGTGGCGTAATTGGTGGCGTGATCGGTCCACCTGGCCGCCGCGCGCCGCCCGTGGGCAGCGCCGCGACGACAAACCGAGGTCACAGCCGGCTCGCTGCAGTGACGGTGTCCAGTGCCAGCAGTTGCGACTTCTCGGCATTGCTCAGGCGCTTGGCGGTGACGGTCACGGTGGCGACCTTTGCGCCGCTGGCAATGGCCGCGCTGCTTGCAGTGAATGAGGTGGCGTTGGCGTCTGATACCTTGGCCAGATAGCCGACAGGAACGGCGATCAGGGCGGCGGCGATGAAGACGGCTTCCATGTGTTTGAGGACGTTCATTTTGCTTCTCCTTGGTGGTTAAGTGGTGTGTCGATGTGTGTACTGTAGGCGTGTCCCCGCGGGGCTTCTAGCGGCGTGCGACGAGCCGCAGAAAACGGGGGGTGAGCTGCATCAGGACGGTCCTGAACATGGGTGCGCAGCCCCTATCCGCTCAGCGGTTTCACCAGCCCTCCGCTAGTCCTGCGCAAGGGCGCATGGGCGCCACGCCAACGACTGGACTCGTGCATGACCGGCCCCTTCGCCACCCTGACCCGCAACATCGCTGCGTCACGCACGGCGCGGCGGCGCGCCCGCAATCTGCGCCGGGGCTGGACCATTTCGCTCGGTCCGGCCTGGGCCTGGGCCGCGCTGGCCCTGGTGATGGGCGGCGCGGTCGCGCTGGCGCTGCACGCGCGTGCCTTGCCGAACGATGCGCAGGACCTCCCTGGCGCCCAGGCGCTGGCAGCGCTGCAGCCGCTGGCGCCGGGTCTGGAACTCGTCGTGCCGGCCGATAGCGGCGTATCGCTGACGCAGCGCGGCGCGCTGGCGCTCGTCATTGCCAGCGGCATGCAGGCCGGGCCGGCGGTCCGGGTCGACCTGTGCACACAGATGCTCGATCCGGCAAACGGGCGGCTGCTGCCGCTGCGCGTCGGTTATCCGTTTGGCGAAGCGGCGGCGCTCGCGCGCATCAGCAATGGGCCAGCACGCAGCGTGCTGCTGGCGCGCGATGGCTCGGCCATGCCGCGCATCGACATCACGGGGAACGCGGGCGCCGGCTTGGCCATCGCCTGGAACGCCGGCTTCGGCACGGCGAGCTGGATCAGCGATGCGACCGGCGGGGTGGCCACGCATGCGCGCCAGGCCCAGGCCGCGCTGGGCGGTGCGGGCTGGCTGCTGTGGCGCGGCGAAGCGCTGCGGTTCACGCGCCAGCCGAGCGGCGCCTGCCCGCAGGCCGGTGAACTGGTGCTGCAGCATTTCCAGCCAGGTCAACAGGCTGCAGCGGCAGCGCTGGTGCAGGCCTTCCCGGGATCCGGTGCGCCGGTGTCGCTGCGCTTGCGTCCGGGCGTCTGGACCGTGCCGCTGGTCCCGGGCGCCGGCCTGGAAGACCAGGCGCTGTTCGAGGCGCTGCGGGCGCGCGGTCTGCTGCGCCTTGGCCGCGACGGCTTGATCGAACTGGCGCCGCGCGACTTGCTGGCCTGGCTCCAGGCGGACGACGCCGTGCGTGCGCCGCTGCCGGGCTGGCAGCATTTTCAACTTGACGCCGGTGACCAGCGCCTGCTCGAACGCCTGCATCACCGGGCCGACGGCGCCTTCGTGCGCGAACAGGTGCGCGTGTTCAATAGCGAACGGCGGCTGGTGGCGTGGCGCGTGCGGCCCGGTGCAACGGCACTCTGGCAAGCGGCAGTGGCAGGCAGCCCGGCCGTGCGCGAGGCCGGCTTGCCGCTGGCAGCGATGCGCCTGTTTGCGCAGTTGCCACAGGACTGGGCGCCGTGGAACCGTGTCGGCGGCTGGGAGGGCGGGCGGCGTGACAGCCTCGTGATTCTCAATACACGAGCAGAAGGCAAGCCGCTGGAGCTTCTGGTTGCCGGGCGTGTGCGCAGCGTGCTGGGCGCCACTGTGACGGCCCGTGGCGTCTGCGACGGGCGCGCCTGTCCGGATGCGGGCGCCGTGGCGCACCTCGTGCTGTCGCCGCTGCCGGGCGCAACATCGGTCAAGGTCGAGATCGAGCCGCTCGACCTGGCGAGGCTGTCCGGCGGCGCCGACGCGGCGTATCGCCATCTGAAGGTCGAACGGGGCGTGCTCGCATGGCAGGCGCTGCCAGCCGGTAGCCGCAGCGTGCGGCCCGCTGGCGCCGCCGTGCGCCTGACTGACCGCAATGGCGAAACCCTGTGGCAGGATGGGGCGCCGTCAACGACCGCCACGCTGGCCGGCCTGGCGCCGCTGCTGGGCGTGCATCGCCAGCACGACGGCAGCGTGGCCGGCATGCTGGCGCGCCTGGGCGGGAGTGACCATGCGGCGAGCCTGACGCTCGATCTGACGCTGCAAGCGCGGGCCCAGGTGCTGCTCGACTGCATTGGCCAGCAGGGCGGCCAGTGGGATGGGCGCGTTTGCCGTGGCGCCCAGCCCGCGCCGGTCGAGCGGCGCGCCGGCCTGGTGCTGCTCGACGCCGACACGGGCGACATCCTGGCCGCCGCATCGAGTGGCGGCCACACCGCTGCGCCAGATAACTGGCCCGAGGTGCGCGACTTCGACCGCGCCGACCCGGCGCGCAGCCCTTTGCGCATCGCCGCATTCCAGCACGACGGCGGCGCCCACCGCGCGCCCGGCTCGACATTCAAGGTGATCACCGCGCTCGGACTCGAGCAGGCCGCGCGGGGCGACAAGCAGCTCGATGCGCTGCTGGGCGGCTTGCCATTGGCGCAGGTCGACCGTATCGCGGGCAATGGCGGCTACGACTTCCGCACCGATGCGCCCAGCTACCCGGCGGACGGCACGCGCGCCCGCATCACCAATTTCCGCGACCAGATCACCGGCGCGCGCGCCGCAGACGGTCGCCTGGGCTTGGCCGGCGCGATGGCGCACAGCGTCAATACGTGGTTTGCCTGGACCGGTGAACTGAGCGACCGCACGCTGCTCGGCCAGCCCGACGGCGGCATGCCTGGCGCCGCCGCGCTGGAGCCGGGGGCGCTCGATGCCGCGCGGCCGGTGGCCGGGATGGCGGCGCGCCTGGGCTTCGGCCAGCCGTTGCGGCTCGATGGCGGCTTGCTGCCGCCGGATTACCGCTGGGGCGACTGGGATGCGCTGTCGGCGTCCGCGTCGCAGCTCGATCCGATCCACAGCCGCCACGAACTGCGCCAAATGGCAATTGGCCTGCGCATGCAGACCACGCCCCTGCAAATGGCGCTGGTCGCCGCGAGCGTCGGCGAAGGGCGCAGCGTGACGCCGCGTCTGCTGCTGGCGCTCGACGGCCGCGACGCAGCGTCGAGCCAGGGCGCGCCGCTTGGCGTGCGGCTGGACCGGGTGCGCGCCGGTATGAAGGGCGTGATCGACTACGGTACGGCGGCCGGTGCATTCCGCAGCCCGGCATTCGCTGCGCTGCGCCCCGGCCTGTATGGCAAGACAGGCACCGCGCCGGTCGGGAATGACGATCTGGCCACGGTCTGGTTCATGGGTTATATGGAGCCGGGCAGCTTGCCGGGCCAGACCCGTCGGCTGGCATTTGCCGCCTTTGTCAGCCACTCGGCGTTGACGGGTGGCGGCCATGCCGCGCCGGTCGTGGCGGCCCTGCTGGCCTCCATGGCCGGGCAGTCGTTGGAAAAGAGGCACAAATAGGGGTCTCCATCGCGCCTGAATGCTGTAGTTGTATGGCATCATCTATTTCACTGTGCAACACGTGCGCAGCGAAATCGAGGACGAGGAAGGTATGCGTTTACCGGGTACCCGGTATCAGGAGCACGGCTGGGAGCAGGTCCGCAAGTTGCTGGGTCAGTGTTCCCTGCAGGCGCTCGCCCGCATCGACCCCGCCAGTCTGCAGGGCGCCGATACGGACGGGTCGCTGGCCGCGTATGTCGAGGCAGTCGCACCGTTCCTGCACGCAGGCGGCAGCCGCGCGCATGCTCCCGGCAACAGCTACGGCGAGACCACCGCCGAGCTGGCCCTGAGCCTCGTCTACGAATTGCAGGCGCGGCCCGCCGACTGGGCCGCACTGTGCACGGCCGTGGCCACCGAAGCTGCGCGCATCGGCCCGTTCTGGACACAACCTGGCGGCGACGCGCTGCTGCGCAAAAAATTCAATGACCTGTATGCGGTGTTGCGCGACAAGGTCGACAGCGATCACTATCAGGTGG